CTGCTCTCTCTTCCTATATCTCTTCTAGCATCGCCTCATAAATTGGCGTTGCATATCGATGCTCAACAAAAAAAGTTTTATGATTATTTTCATTGACCCCGCGGGACCAGTCCGGGGGCGCTTCAACATTTTCATTCCACCATTCGACCGCCCGGGGCGTCATTAATTGAAATTCAACTAAGCTTCCATGATTCAAAATTCCAACGTGATTTTTTAACATGCTTCTAGTATATCTTTAGTATATACCCCGCCTGCTTCATCAAAAAAGCCAATTGAAGAACCGTATACATGCATTAAAACAACCTGCTTCCAGCCCTTGCCTTGCTTAGGTGATTCTAAAAGCTTGGCCTTAACTGGCGCACCTAAGCCGTTGTTGATAATATAAAAATTACCTTTTTTTAATTCTTCTTTTTTAATCATTGTTTTTTTCCTTTCCTTTTTATATAAAAGACTATAAAAGATAATAAAAGGAAAGTCAATATGTTAACAGTAAAAAAAGCAAATAAAATAACCGGGGGCGGGATAAGTAACCGTAATAAAAAAATGCCTGGTTACACTTACGGCTTAAGCGCTAAGCGCTGCAAGACTGGGGGGAAGCTTCAAGCGGTCCCTGGTTCAGTGTGTTTCAATTGTTACGCGCTCAAAGCCAATTACTTTTATCCATCCGTAAAGAAGGGTCACGCGTTACGGCTTAGATCTTTAAACAATAAAGGCTGGGTTGATGCAATGATATTTTTAATTAACAGATATGAAAAACATTATTTCCGCTGGCACGATAGCGGTGACATACAAAGCGTTAACCATTTAAAAAAGATCTGTGACGTTGCAAGCGGGACGCCCCGAATTTCTCACTGGTTACCAACAAGAGAAGCTAAGATCTTAAAAGAATTCAAAGAAGCGGGCGGGGTGATACCTTCGAACCTGGTTATTAGATTGAGCGCAACAATGATAAACGGCGCGCCTTCGAAGACTCACGCGCATTCTTCAACGGTTCATACGCCAGGCGTTGAACCAATCGGGGAATCTTGCAACGCATCACACCAGGGCGGGCGCTGCTTGGATTGCCGGGCCTGCTGGAATCCTTCAATAAAAAACATATCATATGAAAAGCATTAAAATGTTATATGAATATTGTATTATAATTATATTAATCTACTGGATCATTATCAAACCCATCACTTGGATCATCAACAAACTTCGTGAACGCGAATAGAATATATAAAAAAAAAACAAACAAAGAATAATTGAGTATGTTTAGCGTAGCTGTGGGCGTTTTGTGTACGTTTAGCGAGGCGTGGTCAACGTTTCGTGTACCCTGCCCCACTCAAATGGTTTATCAACAGAGAGTAGAGGGGTAATTTTGTGTACGTTTAGCGACAATTCCCTGCTCTCGCCTCCTCCATAGATTTTTATGGTACTCTGTTCGAGGGGCGTGGCTAGGATAAAACAACTTCCTCCTTTATGATAGTGTTTATAGTTCCATGATATTTGCTGTGGAGTGAGCAATAATTTATTACCTTTTAATACTTTCAATTCTACTGTGAAGAAGCCACAATTCTCATGGCAACCAAGCAGGTCTGGAAACCCTGCAGTGCTACGATTTTCTACCCTAGTCCAAGCTATATCAGTTAGATTTCTTTTGATTAACTGCCAAAATTTTGCCTCTGGTTTGCGTAACATTTTCTAGGGTGGAAAGTAACATGAAAAGTAATAATAATTTATAAAAGAATATCTTTGACTATCTTTTAAAATAGTATTATAGATTTTCTTAATATGTATTCGTAGGACTATATCGGCAGGGGTTAGGGTTAGCAACCTAATCACCCCCATTATGAGTGGGGGCTGTGATGAGCAGATGAGAGTGACTTTATAGGACTGGTTTCGTGAGAGGGGCATAGCCCAGAACATATAAGAGTTTGTGGAAAGCCGTGTATAGCGTGAGCTACCACAAAAATGGCTCGGGTAGTGCCAATGCAAATATGCGAAGCGACAGCTTTAAAACTACCCATTAATTAATAATCGAAAGGAAAAAGATATGCCAGAAATGAAAGTATATCAAAGAGAACATTTTCAAAGGAAAATTTCTCAACTACTTCAACCCGAAATACAGAAAGAAGAAATGTTAATTTCATCTACTGTTGCAGATATGGTGGAGAGTGCTGAAAAAACTTTAGCAAAAAAGATTGGGGCTGATGAAGTCATCAACAATCTCAAAAAAGCTGAAGAAGATTTAGCAAAAGCTAAACAAAAAGCCCAAACTTTTTTTAGTAGAATAGCTAGAAAAAGAGTGTCTTATAATAAAACCTTGAGCTACAAATTTAAAGGAGAACAAGGTTATCATTATAGTGATATAAAACCTAGTTATTGTGAAGAACAAATTAGGACATGGGCAACAGCACTAGCAGAAGAAGAGGTTAAAAAACGACCTCAAGGTAAAAGACTTGCTTATTTAAAAGCAGTTCAAACTAAAGCTGAAGATAGTATTATGGAAGCTCATGTTAGTTCTGACTTAACAGATGTGTTAAGTAAAATTTTAAATAGTGTAGGAGTATCTTGGGATAGACCACTTCCTGCAATAGCCCCACCTCCAAGTTCAGAGGAGTAGTAAAAATAATACGAGGGGCAATCCTGCCCCTTGTTTAAACCCAAAGGAGAAAATATGGCTTTTAAAGTAGGAGACCTAGTAGAAATAAAATCTCTTGAAGAAAGTGTTTTTATTCATGAGAGAATTATTGGGAGAGGTTGCAGAAATATGTACCTTGTAGATGGTATTCAAGGACATGATTACGAATGGTATCGTGAAGATGAATTGAAGCTACTCAAAAGAGACGACACCAGTCGCTTCTTTTTTAAATATGCAAAGAAAAAAAGGGAGGAGAAAGTAAAATGAAAATAAAAGTTAAAGACGGACACATCATGTATGGAGAGCCAGACAACTGTCAACATTGTGCTATTGCTTTAGCAGTAAAGGACAGCTTAAATGCAGAGACAGTTTCAGTTAATGTTGATAACTATAATGATGATGACGTTAAAATTTCAGCGTGGTTCAATGGTGTGAAACACAAGATTAAAATATGTCATGATGATCAACACGAGGTAAATGATTTCGTTAATGATTTTGATAGATACTACGAGTGGGATGGAGATAAATCTAAACTTTCTCGCGAGTCTAAAATGTATAATCAAAAAGTTTACCCTTTTGAATTTGACGTTGAAATTAATGAGGAGAAAGTAAAATGATAGAATTTGTAAAATTTATCGAAGAACTAAAATCTTTAAAACCTGTGTGGGTATCGGTCAATGATGATGACCAAGATACTGCTTACAAAATTAACAGGTTGATAAGACAATACGAACAACGACTACTGGAAAGTGGAAGTGATGAAGACAATACTTAATTACATAATTAAAGTATGGGGAGATGATAGGTTACTTGCCTATCATCTTCTTCCTTTCGGTGTCTTCATGTTAATTAAATTATTAGGAGGATTTTAATATGAAGAAATATAATTTAATTCATTTTAGTCATAATGATTATAAAATAACTCAAGAGACTAAAAACAAAGAAGTCATAGTCAAACAGTACAAATATAGAAAGTGTGCTGAAAACTGGATTAATAAACAAAAGGAGAAATAATATGACTGAAGAAAGTAAAAATAAAGAAAGTAAAACAACAATACTGCAGGGCGTTTTGCGTATGTTTAGTGTGCGTAAGAAAAAGAAAAAAAGTTTAGTGTGGTTACACGTTTTGCTGAACACTAGAGAAGAGTGTCAAAATAAATTTAGGAGGAGGTAACATGACAGAAAAAGAAAATAATATTTGGGTTTGGGAAAGTTTGACAGTTAAATTAACAAACCCACAAGGTGAAACAATTACTTTAAATAGTTTATGTTTTAACGATTTTACCATGACTTGTGTTGGAAAAGACCTTGAAGAATTTGTTAAAAATGAGGGAGGTGTATTAGAATGAAAGTAAAAGATTTAGTAAAATTATTACAACAAGAAAATCAAGAACTAGAAATTGTTTTTTGGAATGAATTAATGGACGATAATCATTGGGGTTGTATTTTAAGCACTGATGACGTTAACAAAAAAGAGTTGTGCATTTGTCCAACAATCGAAGAGAAAGGAGAATAAAATGCCAAAGTTTACAATAATACAAACTTATAAAATGCAGGACATTTGGAAAAATGTTGAAGCAAAAAATAAAGAAGAAGCAGTTGATATCTGTATGGCTGGTAGAGATGTAGATGAAAACAATCCAGACTATACCAACGATATCATTGAAATATATCAAGAAGAACTTCATTATGTAGGAGGAGAAAAATGACTAACAAAGAAAGAGCAAATAAAATTAAAAAGTTAATTGGTTTTCAAAGCAATAAAAAAATGTTGTTTTCAAGACCTGCTGATATTATTGCCGACCTAATGCACTATTGCGATTATTATTCTGACCATGAAGATTATGACTACAAATATATTTTTCAAAACGAGTTAGAAATTGCGAAAGAATATTATAGTGATGAAAAATTAGAGGAGGAAACAGTATGACTATTAACATAGGAGATAAGTGTGTCGGGTGTCATGAGGACACCCGATTTGGAAGTGGGCGTTTTGTTAATAGAATTCCTGCAGAGAATGATGAGTATGAGGGTTACCTTTGTTTCGAATGTCAATGTGAAGAAGATGAGAGCGTTTAGCCCTTATCTTTATGTTCTATTTCTTTTATTTCTGTAAAGTCAGCATCAACAATATCCCCGTACAGTTTGCGTATGTCTTTGAGTCTGGACTGTACTTGTTCTAAACTCATGGTATCAATGGAGTTTAGCGTGTGTATGTTTTGTGTGTGGTTGTAAAATCCTGCAGCTTGACCTCTGTTTTTTTCAGCTTGAACGGCTGCACTCCAGGCGTTTTTTTCTTCAGCTTTCCTAGACAGTTCGTCTAGTCTACTGACATGTCGATCATAAGTTACGGCAGTTTTGCTTGCCAATTCTTTTTTCATTTCATCAATATATCTAACTACTTCTGGATATTTTTGTGGGTTTTGTAGTTCACTAGCTGATATATGCGCTCTATTTTTATTGTAACCAGCCCGTCTAGCAGCTTCAGTTGGTGTAATTACACCATCATTTGCCACTAATTCGTTAACAAATCTAAGTTGCTTCAAGGTTAAACGTTTAGCCATAATCTTTTATAAATCCTATATAATGTTTTAAAAGTTAGTAGTATATTTTATATACTACATTACCTTTTTGCGAGGCAGGTAATGTAAAAGTAATGTAAAAGTAATGTAATTAATGTATATATTTCAATAAGTTAATTGAATACATTACTAAATTACTTAATTATGATTAAAAAATAATTTTATAAAGTATGTATCTACTTTTAAAACAATATATTAATCATAGAAAAACTTTGGATCTTCCTTAACTGGAGCCAAAATCTTTCGTAATACTTCTCTACCCGATTCGAGAACCGTGTTCCATTCATCGCGAGTATACGACCTATCATAGTTACTATTCCAAAATTTTACGGAAATACTGCCACATTCTAGGCATTCTTGCATACTGCTTACAGGACTATCTGGTAATCTAACCATAATACCTCACTTTTGGTACAAGATTATAGAATAATTTAAAAGATAAGTAAAGAAAAAGCCCCGAGAACCGAAAGGAGTAACATACTCGGGGCTGTTCACCGCATCTACTACTGTGCGTTTAGTAGAAGTCGCACTCGGTGATTTGAGAGTGTGAGCAAACTACCGCCACTAAACAATCAAAAAGGCGGCTCACCCTCAAACTCTATAACTGGTTTACTTGGGATGAATTTTGTAGTTTTTAAATCCGTCTGGGTCCAACGCTGGCCCATGATAAATGGCTGGGTTTCCATCTCCGTCTTCCCAAGATTGTGTATAGTATTCTCCCGCCTTTGTTTCGCCAGACGAGTGACATACTTTACATTGGACTGTTGCTGTTTCTCCCTCAAACTTGAGCCTAACATATCCATTTCCTTTGCAGTTGAAACATATCATGTTCTTCTCCATCTTTGTCTATTACCACATCACCAAGATTAGTCATGGTCATATGATAAAGGTTACCATATCTTCTCTGTATAATTCTTTCAACTCTAACAAGTTTAGCACGGACAGCTGCTTCTTCCCAGGTCCGTGGATCGCGTTTCGCTTTCTTTGATAAATCGAAATACAAATCTGTTAAACGTTGTATCAATGATTTTACTGGAGTCTTGCGTGCCATTCTTTATTCCTCAATCTTTTTTCGTAGTAACTACGAAGTTTAATTATCTCTTGTTCATGTCGGTAATTAGCCCAATACAAAGCGATTCTAAAACCTAGAATAAATGTAAGGGCTAACGCCAACGCCAACCAAAAATAAAAGCTCACGCAGATCCTTTTGGTTTCATCGCTAGAAGATATTCTTTTTTAGCTTCTTCATAATCACGACCATCTTGCAGTTGTACGTCTAACCAGATGTCTAGATTATGTTCACCAAACCATTTAGCGAACTTAATAGCTTCCATGTCCAACGCATTTTCTTGCATGTGTAGTAGTTCTTCTTTTACTCTACCCATTTGCTTTCTCCTTTTTAGGTTTCGTTAATTCTTGTGATGCCAACCATGCCACCACCATACTGACTGAACGCATATCACGATCAGCAATCTCTTTTAGTAGTTTCCAAGTTTCAATTGGAACTGTAACTGATTTAAACTTTGATGTATCCATACAAACCTTTCTATATAAAAGACAATATAAGAATTTAATTTACTTTGTCAACCGTTACTTACCGTTACTGCAACCACTCTCTTATATCTTCGCCCAAAACTTTTGCAGCGATGTTAATCTTTTTCTGTAAACTCTTAACTATTTTTTCATCGACAGTTTTTTCTGCTATCAAATCTACGTATGTCACATTATTCTTTTGACCGATACGATGAGCACGATCCTCTGATTGTATACGTTTTTCTAAATCATAGTTGTTAGAATAATAGACAACAGTATTAGCAGCTGTAAGTGTCAAACCAAATCCAGCGGTCTGTTGATTACCAACAAAGAAACGAAGAGAACTACTAGGCGATTGAAACTTTTCAACGATGCCTTGTCTTTCTTTATCAGGTGTATCTCCATAGTATGTCGCTACACTATCGACCCCGTATTCCTTTTGTATCTCATCTCGTATGTTACGAATATCTTGTCGATAGTTTGCCCAGATGATAACCTTTCCATCGGTTTCATCAAGTATATTCATCAACTCTTTGATACGATTGTTCTTAAACGTAACAACTTTTTTATCTTCTGTGGTAAGATGTCCGCAACTTATCTGATGTAGTCGAAGCAACTGTGTCATAACTGTGGTAGCTGTAACTGTTCCTGCTTTTTCCACTTCAGCAATCGCAAACTCTTTCATCTCGTTGTAAGCTTTTTGTTGTTCCTTGGTTAGTTCAACAATTCTTTTTGTATAAATTTTTTCTGGTAAATCTAAACACTCGTCTTTTAAAACTCTGTACGAATGCTTCGATAGTATGTCAGACAACTCATCGAGATGTCTGTAACCCACAACTTTATTAAAAGTATGTGTGCCTACATTTGTTTTAACTTGTATGCAGTATCTGTTTTTAAAACTATAGTAAGAGGAGAAACCTAAAATATTAGGATCTAAAAATTCACACTGCGAAAATAAATCAATCGGATCTTTTGTAATAGGTGATCCTGTTAATATTCTTTTGTACTTTGCAAGTGTACCAAGTTTTAAAATATTTTTTGTTTGTTGTGCTTGTGGGTTTTTTATTGTTGTTGATTCATCAACACACATCAAAGCTCTGTGCCCTTTTAAAAATCGTTCCGCGAACCGTGCTCCCTTAATCGTTCGAAGTGCTTCAACATTCATCAACAAGATATCAATAGTTAAATCTTTCGGGTCCTTGATAATAGATTCTAACAAACTCTTATCAAGTTTATTAGGAGTCGGAGTCCAGGCAACAGTAAAGTCTTCTATGTGTTCTGGTAAATGTGTGGGTATCTCCTGGCGCTGCCAGTTACGATACACTCCCTTTGGTGCAATAATTAAAGCACCATTAATATGGCCTTGGTCATACAGCATAGCCATACTATCAAGTAAAACTTTCGATTTACCTGTCCCCATTTCCATAAATAAACCATAGGCATCTTTATCCCATGACTTTTCCAACGCAGTTTTTTGATGTGCATAAGGCACAGTTTTAAACGGATAATCCATAATGTCCTCTTCTTTCTTTCTAATTTTATATTTAATACTTGTTTTTATATTTTACAAGTCTTATATGTAATTTTAGAAAGCTTATGACAGTATACGTAATACAAGAAAAACCAGGAGTTGATATGACAGACGCTCTTAGGTTTGGTGATTTTCAAGAGTTGCTCCCAAGAAAAGATCAACTTGCGATTAGTTCACAACCTGTAATACACGCCCTGAAAAATAAATTAAAAAATTTTTCAGACGATGATTATCTCTTGTGTTTAGGAGATCCATCTATTATAGCGATTGTATCTGCTGTTGCAGCTAGTTTAAATCGAGGTCGATTTAAATTACTAAAGTGGGATCGTAAATTAGAAAAGTATTATCCTGTGGAGGTAGACATAAATTAAAATATAGGAGAAAGCTATATGTACGTAGATAAATATACAATAGAAAACTACGGCTCAACTTGGAGCAGTGGTAAACAAAAAAAGAATCAATTGATTGGTGCCATGAATGGTTGTGATATTGATTTAAAAAAACTTATTCGTTTACTTGAAGAGTATCACGAAACATTTAATGGTGAGTACGCTCACAAAGACATTGAAGTGAAGATAACACTTAAGGAGACAAAATGAGTTTATTTGAAGAAACAAAAAACACATTAGAAGAATTAAAAGATTCTGATAATGATCGCTTACAAACAATTGCTTCGAGATGTGTGGAGTTAGAATCCACACAACAACAAATTAAAGAAGCTGAACAACAATTAAAACTTTTAAAAGATAAAGAGTTTCAATTGGAGAATGAATCGATACCAACGTTGCTAGAAGAAGTAGGTATGAAATCGATTACACTATCAAGTGGATCGAAAGTATCTATTCAAGAAGTTTATAAAGCTCACATTAGTGAAGAAAATAAACCAGATGCATTTGCTTGGTTAAGAGAAAATGGGTTTGATGATATTATAAAAAATGATATTGTCGTGACGTTTGGAAGAGGCGAAGAAGATAATGCCACCGAACTGTATCAACGCTTACGCGATGAGGGACAAGCTCCCGTACAGAAAAGTGGTGTTCATCCGTCTACTCTAAAAGCATTTGTCAAAGAGCAGATTAACAAAGGTAGTAATCTGCCTCGTGATAAATTTGGTGTCTATGTAACCAACAAGGTGAAAATTACATAGTGAAACTTGAAAAGTGAAAGAGGAAAAAATGGCTAAGAATGCTATATCCAAAACTACTACGACTACCAAAGCTATAGCTGAGATTGTCAAGTTCGATGACATGAAAGGCTGGGGCTTTGAAGGGCTGGAGCAAGAAGATTACGCTACACCACGATTAAAAGTGTTGATGGCGTTGTCTCCAGAAATTGTTGATGAGTCTGTACCTGGTGCAAAACCTGGTATGATTTATAACAGTGTCACTCAAGAACTATACGACGGGACAAAAGGTATGTTGGTTTTACCTTGTGGTTTTGCTCGTGAATATGTTGAGTGGTCCAATCTGGGTACAGGAACAAATGCTCCTGTAAATGTGTATCCAGCTACGTCTGACATACTAAGTCAGACAACCCGTGATAACATGAATAAAGATAGATTAGAGAATGGTAACTATATTGAAACCTGCGCTAATCATTTTTTATATGTTGTCAATGAGGGAGGAAAGTCATCTAACGGAATGCTAGGTGATCCTGCACTTATCACTCTTAAATCTACAGCGTATAAGAAAAGTAAAAAGTTTAACTCTCTTATTCGTTCTGTGATTCCAAACAATTGGCCTATGTTCTCTGGTTTATTCAGAGTTACTACGACCAAACAGAAGAATGATAAAGGTTCTTGGCATTCATTCGATTTCTCCTTTGAACGTTTGCTCGATCAAAGTGATGAAAGAGACGTCGATCTCTTCAATGCAGCGAGTTCCTTTGCTTTGACTGTAAAAAAAGGCGAAGCAAAAGTATCTCGTGAAGAGGGCGATGCGACTAAGACGGACGAAGCTACTCCGTTTTAGGTTTAACGTGTGGGGGGCATTTTATAAGTTCGGTGCCCCTCACATTAAGATAGTATGATTGTAGAAAAATTTAAAAATATATTTTCTGGGTTACAAAGAGCTCATGGTATTTACATATCAGGAGAGATAAATGACAAAGGAAAAAAAGGTGGCGTTGCTAGAATAAAAAAAGCAGAGGTTACTACACAACTTTGGCAAGATCACCTAGATGGTAAAGACCCCAGCCTTGGTATCATCCCTATCATGGATGATGGTAATTGTAGGTGGGGATGTATTGATATTGATGATTATAAATTAGATCACAAAAAATTATTAAAACAAATCAAACAACTAGAATTACCTTTGATATCTTGTAGATCAAAGAGTGGGGGTGCTCATGTATTTTTATTTATTGATGGAGTGGTTCCTGCAAAAGCAATAAGAAAAAAATTAAATAAGTTTGCCTTTGAGTTAGGTCGTGCAAACTGTGAAATATTTCCAAAGCAAGACATGCTGCATGTTGAACAAGGAGATACAGGTAACTTTTTAAATCTGCCTTATCATGGTGGAGATGAAAGTTTTAGATATGCATATGATGATAAACTAAACGCTCTTACTGTAGAAAAATTTATTAGTTTAGTAGATGAGAACAAAGTTACTCCAGAAGATTTTGAAAAACTAGAACCAAAAAAGAAAAAGAAAAAACAAGGACTGCTACCAGATGGACCTCCGTGCATAGAAAAACTTATGGAAACAAAAGTTCACACCAACAGAAATATAACAATGTTTCATGTTGCAACTTACGCGAGAAAAAAATTTGCTAATGATGTAGTTAGACAACAAGATTTTTTATTTGATTGGCATGATAAATATGTAGCTGAGCCTTTATCTGGTAGTGAGCTTAACGGTATAATTAATTCTAATAATAAAAAAGACTATGGATATAAGTGCCAAGAAGATCCTATGTGTGGTGTTTGTAAAAAGCCAGACTGTTTTCAAAGAGAGTTTGGAAAAGATTTTTCTAACGATTATCAGATAGCAGATTTACAGAAGTATGATTCAGATGAACCTGTTTGGTTTTTAAATTTTATTATGGGTGATACTCCAAAGAGGTTATCTTTAGATACAGAACAATTATTTGATCAAAGAAAATTTAGAAAGAAATGCATGGATGCTATAACTAAATTACCAAATAAACTAAGAGATGATGTGTGGGTACAAAAGATACAAGACTTATTAGATGAATGTGATATCATTGAAACAGACGAAGAGATAACAAAAGCAGGAGAGTTTGATTTGCACCTTAATAATTTTATACTAGACCAGGGAACTACATCACATAAAGAAGAATTACTTATTGGTATGGTTTTAAAACTAGATGATAAATTATATTTTAAACCAGAGAGTTTGTTAGATTATTTAAATAAAAAAAGATTTACAGGATTTAGTAAAACAGAGATGCTTGCAAGATTAAATAATGATTTAAAAGGCGGCACAGAAAGACGACACATCAAAGGTAATACGTCTGCATATTTATGGTGGGTTCCAGAAATAGTTTCTCCTGTAAAAGAATTACCTGTTCCAGAAGACATGAAAAAGAAAGAACCATTCTAATGGTAAATTTAATTTTTGGTCCTCCAGGTACAGGCAAGACACACACTTTATTGGGTATTGTTGAAGATGCGTTGAACAAAGGTATTGAACCAGATCGTATAGGATATTTTGCGTTTACAAGAAAAGCATCAAGAGAAGCTATCGATAGAGCTCTTGAACGATTCCCTCAATATGAGAAAAAAGATTTTAAATATTTTAAAACATTACACAGTATGGCTTATTTTGAATTAGGTCTTACAGATAATTCTTTGATGGATGATGCAGATTATAAAGAGTTATCTAATCATTTAAATATAAAAATATCTAATCCTAAAAATAGGTTTGATAATTACGGCGTTGGTTGGCAGGATGATAGATACACACAGATTATTGATCTAGCTAGAATACGTAACGTAAGTTTGGAACACCAGTTTTGCCAGCCATCAACAGGTCATTTGTCTGGAGGTTTATTAAAACTTAGAAAGCTGGCAACAGGTTTAGAGAGATATAAAAAACAAAACGGATTTATGGATTTCACTGATATGTTAGAAGAGTTTATAAAAAGAAAATCATCTCCAAAATTTAAACTATTGATTATTGATGAGGCACAAGATTTAAGTTCTCTACAGTGGGACATGGTTGATATATTAATTAAAAATTCTAAGGAAGTTTATATTGCAGGTGATGATGACCAAGCTATTTTCAAATGGGCAGGTGCAGATCCATGGAGATTCAAAAATCAAAAAGGCAATAGGATTATTTTAGATCAATCGTACCGTGTTCCGCGAGCCGTGCAGCACAAAGCGTTAAACGTAATTAATAGAATACCAGGAGACCAACGTGTAGAAAAGTCATGGAAGTCAGTGGACCGCGAAGGTCTGTTCAAGATACATACTAATCCAATACCTGGTATGGATTTTTTAAAAGATGATTGGTTAATACTAACTAGAACAAATCATTTATTAGATAAGATAGAGGTTGAGTTACAATCACGTGGTATATTTTATCAAAGACACAATTCTAAATCTGTTAGTGATAAACTTTTACTAGCGATAAATACCTGGACTAAACTTACACGAGGTAAGTCTGTCTCTTTGGAGGGTGTGAAAGCAATGTATAATTTTATGTCTGTAAATGTTGGCGTTTCTTATGGGTTTAAAACAATGCCGGGAGGACAGGAAGATAAAGAATACACATATGATTTATTAAAGAAAGACTATGGGTTGCTCGCAGGGAAAGATTTGATATGGCATGTTGCATTAGATCAGGTCTCCGATAAAAAAATAGCATACATCATATCAGCTTTGAAGAAAGATCAAAATTTAAATTACGAAGCAAAGATAAAACTATCTACAATACATGGATCAAAAGGTGGTCAAGCACAAAATGTTTTATTATTTTCTGATCTAACATACAAGGTAGACACAGAATACATGAGAGATAGAAGCGATGAGCGTAGAGTTTTTTATGTAGGCATGACACGTGCAAAAGAACAATTACATGTTGTGAGATCACAAACAAACAGAGAATTTAAGGAAATGTTTTGGTAACAAAAAAATATTTAGATGACTTAGATAAAGCTGCTGCAAAACATTTAGTTAGATTAGGAGTTGAAAAAGACTGGAAAGATGTGTTACGACGTATGAGAAATAGGAGAAAGAAAGATGAAAACAAATCTATTAAAAATAAGTAAGATGAAACAATTTCATTCAATGATGAATGAATCTGATGTTCCGTCTAGCTTTTGGCAATACAGTTCTTTACAAGTTGGAGACACAGAATTTTTATCAAAGTCTGATAAAGCCGAAAGAGTTGAAAAAAGAAATCAGTATTTTTATGACAGAAAAAAGTTTATAACATCTGTAGATAGATGGGCGTACGCAGAGAAGCTTCTTCATTATATCAAAGAGAGATACGAAAGAGAAAAACAAAAAAAGAAATTAGGAAAGAAACAAGTAATTAAAAGTAAAGATGGTAAAAGAGTTGTTGGTATGTATCCAGAAAATTTAAGAGAAGTAACTTTTAAATATAATGATAAGTATCAATCATTTTATAACAACGATGATTATCATGGTGATTTATCTCCTTCTAGAATATTTGATCAAACAGAAGATAAATCTGGGTTAGAGAGATGGAGATTAAAAGTAGGAGAAGAAGAAGCTGATAGAATAGTAGAAGAATCAAAAGCAATAGGCACAAGTCTTCATACGTACATTGAAAACTCTGTTATGAAATTCAGTAATATCAAACACTTAAAAGGATTACCTCTACCAAATCCTGAAGCTCATGAACTACATCATGACCTGGTTACAAATATGGGTAACGTTATTTTGGAAAAAGGATTGAAAGATAAATTGGAAGAAGTTTGGGGGCTAGAAGCAAACATACATTATGAAAATATCTATCGTGGTATAATAGACATGGTGGGTATTTATGAGGGCAAACAAACTATCATAGATTTTAAAACTAAAAAAACAATTCCGCAAAGAAAATACCAAGACAGATACTTTAAACAATTGACTGCATATGCAGTTGCACACAACTGGAAATGTAAAACAAACATTAGAAAAGGTGTGCTTTTATTTGTTGATAGAGATTTAAATTTTGAAAGATATTCAATCGAAGGGAAAGAGTTTGAATATTATAAAAAACTTTTCTTTCAAGATGTTGACAAAGTTTTTGTTGGCCGTGCAAAAGATATTAAAAAAGCAATGGATATAAATAATCAAAAACGCAAAGAGATAAAAATATTTTTATGAGTTTACAAGTTCCTTTATTTCAGAAGAAAATAGAATGGGTTCCTCCGGAGAAAATACCTGATCTATCTGATGCAAAAGAAATAGCGATAGATTTAGAAACGAGAGATATAGGTTTAAATTGTAATCTTGGACCTGGTTGGGCTACAAACAAAGGTTATGTTATTGGTGTGGCTATTGCAGTTGAAGGATGGGAGGGGTACTTTCCTATTAGGCACGAGGGTGGAAACAATATAGATGAAAATATTTTTAAAAGACAATTTAAAAAAATATTAGAACTACCTTGCGATAAAATTTTTCACAATGCAATCTATGACGTAGGTTGGATACATGCCATGGGTTTTAAAGTTAATGGCAGAATAATAGATACACTGATAGCTGCACCTTTGATAAATGAAAACAGATTAAAATATACTTTGGATGATTTAGGAAAAGAATATGTAGGTGAAAAGAAATCACAAGCTGATTTATATGAAGCCGCAAAAGAATGGGGAGTAGATGCAAAGAGTGGTATGTGGAGATTACCTCCTATGTATGTTGGACCATATGCAGAACAAGATGCTGCATTAACTCTAAAGCTTTGGAAAGTATTACAAAGAGAGATAGTAAAAGAAGATTTAGTAGAAGTTTTTCAATTGGAATCAGATTTGTTTCCTATACTATTCGAGATGAAAAAGAAGGGCGTTAGAGTAGACGTCGATCAAGCAGAGAAAACCAAGGAGGTTTTACATGACAGAGAAAAAAAGATACTCAATAAAATACATAAGCTCACAAATGTTCACGTTGACGTGTGGGCTGCAGCGTCCGTCGCTAAAGCTTTTGACGCAGAAGGGATTACTTATGAAAGAACTGCGAAGTCTAAACAGCCTAGATTTGACAAAGACTTCTTGGTTAATCATCCCAGTGATCTTGCGAAGCTTGTGGTTGAAGCTCGTGAAGTTAATAAAGCGCGAACCACGTTTATTGACAGTATCCTCGACCACGAGGACGGAGGCAGGATTTTCGCAGAAATCAACCAAATGAGAAACGAGACAGGCGGCACTATATCTGGCCGCCTTTCTATGTCTACTCCAAACTTACAACAAATACCCGCAAGAAATAAAGAGATAGGTCCAATGATAAGAAAACTTTTTATACCAGAAGAGGGACATCATTGGGGTTGTTTTGATTACTCGCAACAAGAACCAAGATTGTTAGTGCATTATGCATCTATACTTGATCAAGATGGTTTATCTGGTTCTGAAAAATTAGTTGAAGGATATAGATCGGGTGACATAGACTTCCATCAAGTTGTTGCTGACATGGCAGGTATAGAAAGAAAACAAGCAAAAACGATTAATCTTGGCATGATGTATGGCATGGGTAAAGGTAAACTGTCTAATGAGCTTGGGTTAACAGAGTTTGATGCTGAACAATTGTTTTCTAGATACCACTCTAATGTTCCTTTTGTTAGAGAACTTAGCAAGAGAGCGCAAAGACTAGCAAGTGAAAGAGGATTTATTAGGACACTCAAAGGTAGAAAATGTCGTTTTAATTTATGGGAGCCTTTAGAATTTGGCGCTGGATTACCACTACCAAAAGAACAAGCCGTATTAAAATATGGTGGGTTTAACAGACTAAAAAGAGGTTGGACATACAAAGCATTAAATAGACTAATACAGGGATCAGCTGCTGATCAAACAAAACAAGCTATGGTTTCTTTGTATAGAGAAGGATTTTTACCGATGTTACAGGTTCACGATGAGTTAGATTTATCTGTCGAGAATAAAAAACAAGCAGATGAAATAATAGAAATAATGCAAACCTGCGTAGAATTAAATGTTCCTAGTGTCGTAGATTATGAAAAGGGCGCTTCCTGGGGAGAGATTGTTTAGATATCTTTTCTCATATCTTCAATGCATTGAACTTTAAAAGTAAAATATTTATTCATATCAAACTTCATAAACTTTCTACCCATATCTTGACATACTTTAAGATCTTCAAACTTTTCTTGATACACCATTTGATTACCAGTATAGACCCAAGCAGATCCGTTGAAACCCCACAAACTTACCACCAATAAAAAAACTTTAGTCATCTTTAGGAAAGTAGCATTTACCTGCTTCACTTACCATAAGTAATTTTACTCCCATTTTCTTTTGTATTTCAGAAAGCATTCTTGTGATTTTGTACCCAGCGAATCTTCCTGTTTTTCTCACACTTTCACTCTTCACATCTATCTTTAGTGTCTCTCCATTATCTTTTAATGCGATTAAGTCACAGGGTCCGAGCCCGCTTACGTTGTCAAACACATAGTATTCTTTAGAAGTTAACCACTCTATGGCTTTTAAATGATTTAAATATCCTTTTTTATGTTTCTTATCTAACAAGCTTATCTAGTTTTTGATTGATCTCTATCACTTGCACCTCGATAACCGAGAGCCGTGAGTCGATACGCAACATATCTAGATCTTTTATCTTTGATTCGAGAGCCGTGACTCGTGATGACATCATACCGTACGTTGTAGCAATGCCGGCCACAATACCCATAATCCATATCCAGTCACGCATTGATAGGTTCATTTCTTTTTTCTCTTTATTCCTGCTTCATTGAGAGCAATGGCAATAGCTTGCTTTCTTGATTTAACTTTTTTCTTAGAACCACCTATATTCAGTTTACCTTTTTTAAATTCACGCATGACTTTACTAACCTTTTTTTCTCTTTTAGATTTCATTTAAGCTCCCAAGCCTACATTATACATTATTCCACCGCCTTGAGGGTTTACACTAAATCTAAAATTTCCAGGCAAATTAAACAAAGGTGTTGTAAATCCCACTTCTCTATCACCAACATCAAGATCAAATCCAAGTTTTTCAAACTCATCTGTTATTCCTCTAGCACCTCCTAATATATCGTCGCCGGTTCTTCCAAGATCAAATGCATCAAGGTTTGCCAAACCTCCTGTTTGAATAACATTATCTAAATACGATGGTGTTTCATTAGCCATGGTGTTTCTTTCAACCGCTTCACTTTGATCTATTGGAAATTGTTGGTCCATGAATCGAGCGTAACTCTCAGCTATGTTAGGATTCTGTGTTTGTAAATTAAGAGGAAGATCTCTGCTTGTATTAAAATTAGGATCAAACATTGGTATTTGTCTTTGTGGTATATTAAAAAAGTTTTTAGCTGCTTGTAGTGCAAAAGGCCCAGACATTAACCGACTCTCCATCGGATACATTTCTCTATACATGTCAGGGTTCACATTTTGTAATCTCCTAGTTGGATCTAGGAAATTTCTTTGCATGTTCTCTTGAAAAGTTTGAGACCCTCCTGTTGTCAAGATAGGATTACCGCTACTATCTCGTATAATTCTTCCTTTGTCATCAGAACTTGTTGGTGCAGTTCTCATCACACCACCACTTTGAATGGCCAATTCAGTCCCTAAATCTTTTACAAAATTTTTCTGCCTTGAACGTAAGTCTTTTGCTTTTTCTGTATCACCAGCTTTTATCGCGTTTTCAACACGTCTATTGAGACTACCAACAGACTGTTCTAAATCTTTTATCTTGTCTGCTCTGGTCTTCGAAGCTTGTCTAGCTCTATATGCGTCTCTTGCATCACTCATTATAATACTCCTACGTTTAATCCTTTTGTTTTACCAAAGTCTGTCGGAACATCAAGTGCTTCGTACAATTCTTCTCTAATTTGAGGCGATGTGCCAAGAATCGGTATTGATTTTATTAGTTCTCTTATAAGTTTTTCTTTTTCTCCGTCAGATAAAAGATCTCTTATACCCTCTAAATAACTAACTAGTCTATGTACGATAGGGCCCATCAATGCTTCCACTGGACCTGATCCATATTTTTCTGCACGAGCAGAGTCCATTAATAATTGCACAGGGCCAAAGAAACCTGTTCTCTCTACTGCTCTTAACAATTGTTCTTCAAGATCTTCATCTTTTAAACGAGGGTTACCCTTCGGTCCAAACTGTAAAAACTCTCTAAGTTCATTACCAAGAGCTGCTGCTATTGTCATCACCGCTCCTACAGCTGCTAGTCTACCACCGTTTGCTATGCCATTGTAAAAACCGGTTTTAAATATTTCGTTGTACCATCTTTTTAATACCGTATTAGAGAAAGTTATTTGGAAACCTTTTAACTGTCCAAGAAAAGCTAAGTGTGGATCAGACATCCACATCGGTCTTTGTGTTGCACGTGGGTTCATGACAACTTCATTTACATATCGTATGCCACCTATTCTAACTTTATCTTGAAAGAACTCTGTGTTTTGTATGGCCTCTTTGTTGCCACTTTTAAACACATCACTATTTACAAAGTTCACTGCTTCACCAGGTTCTATACCCAGCTCTCTTAGTTGATCTTTTTTTATTTTAAATCTACCCGTGTCGGGTAATTCGTTTACATCATTTATATTTCTTCTGTTCATGTTCTTTGCCAAGAACACAGCATTATTATAAATTAAATTTTGTGCAGCGATATATGCCAGTGTTCTGTTAAACTTTGTAAACTGTGATAAAAAATTTAATCTAAAAAACTTTTCTGTAAATCTATTTGATTCTTGTCCACCACCGAATGCATCGTTCTGTCTTTCAACAACAGCTGCATCTAATCCTAGTCCTATGTTTGCTATGGCTGTATCAACTTCGTCTCTTGGAAAACGAGGAAACAAACTTCTGATTGCACCACGAATAGGAAGTGTAAAACCTTTGATGATTGTTTTTACTCCTGCGCCGCCTCTTGATAAAATAAGAAATGGTTCACTGAGAGAAGATATTGTAGCAAAAGGTAAAGTTAAAACATATCCGTATGTTATCAGAGCTGCATTTAATTTTCTCATGACACCACTTTCAATTGGTTTGTATTGTTTCTGTAATGCTGCAGTCAGGTTTCTAATTCTATTTTTTTCACCACCTGTTAAAGGCACTCTTGCTGCATCTGTTTCTGCTTGAATTAAATTTAACGCTTGTTCCAACACTTCATTATTTTTTCCAAAAGTTTTTGCATACTCTACACGTCTAACAACCGCGTCTCTGTATCTATGAAATGTATCTATAACATTCGTGTTTATGAAAGGAGCCATTTCTGCAGCAGGAATATTTTTTAACTCTCTAGTTTTTTCAATCGGACCTGCTTTTTTTGTAGGATCTAAACCAATGCTTTCATCTCTTAATGTTATTGGAAAGCCCTGGTTGTCTATTATACTTTGTTTAACTTCAGCTGCTTCTTTTTCTGTAAATCCATTTCGTTGAAGCATGTCTGTAAATTGTTTTCCAAAGTTAGGATTGTCTCTCATTTTTTTATATAAATAATTTGTAGGAAAATACCCTTTGATATAACCAGGATTAAATCCTACATTCTTGCCTTTAAATGTTCCACCTTGCCCATCATTAATATCTAAAATAAATTTTGCATTTCTAGCGTAGTCTAATAAACCATCTAATTCCTCTCTAATTAATTTAGCCGCTTTTCTTATTTTAGCATCGGGAACTGTTTGTTCATTTATTATTGGCTCGTTAAGTGCAAGCTGTAATTCTTTGTTTGTTGCTGGTGTTATTACGGAAGTAAAAGGCGCACGAACTGTCTTTGATACTGTGTCTATTCCTTTTTGAAATTTTTCTGAGTGTCTACCCATTTCAGAAAAGATGCGCTCATCTATTGTTGCTACTTGTGCTTCTCTTTTACTGATGACTCCATCATCAAAGTAAGCAAGAGACTGTCTTATTTTTTTAGCGGTATCTGATCTAGCTGCTAAATCATCTATTGCACTAATAGATTTAGCAACTGTCAAATCTAAAACCTTATCTTTAAACTCACCCAAACCTTTTTTAATTTTATAGTACCTAGATGTAGGAACACTCATCGCATCAGGAACAAGTATTTGTTCTCCTGATTCTTTGTCTTTTATTGGTTTAAAAAATTTTACAATAGCGGGGCCTTTACCATAATAATTAGAAGAATAAGGTCTGCCTCCTAATCTGTAAACTTCACGAACCGTGTCCCGCGCTGGACGATCCACGTACATATTAATCTCTGCATCTCTTACGCGTAAAAAATCTGCCTCTGTGTTTATATTTTCTTGTTCTTTTGGTGTCGCTTCTTTTTTAAATATTGTGTAGTTAGGATACTTTATAGCTGTGCCTGAGTTATCAGGAAAGTTTCTAAGACCTGAATCACCTGATCTATTTACTAACGGACCGATAGTGCTTGATATACCAGCGTACACACCACCACCAAAACCTCCTTGTATACCTGCATTTATAACACGACTCCTTACTTCTGCCTCTGGAACTTCTAATCCTGTTGATTTTTCTGCTCCTTTAATAAATACATTTTCTTGTGCGGCTTCTGTAACGGCCTCTAATGCTGAAGCTGTTGCTACGTTTCCCCCTGTCGATATAATTCCATCAAAAACTTTTGACGCTGTTGTTTTATCTACCTCAAATATTTTTTGTATTTGATCAACAGATTCTTTCTTACCTATTCTTTTAAACGCTGGCTCTAATGGTCGTAAGATTGGAATAATTGTAGCGACATCAAAAGTTCCAGCGAGCAGTCCAGTTTTTAATGCTTGTTCTGCATCGGAATAATTTTCATTACCAGCAAGTTCTTTTTGTGCTCTAGACGCCTCACCAACTCCAAGAAAAGCACTAGTAAAGTAAGCTGATAAAGCTGGTAAACCAAATCTCCCAACAAACCCTACCGGAGTAAATCCTACTAAACCCATGCCCAGCCTTGTTGCAACAGCACTTGTTACGCCAGGAAATAAAGATGGAAGAGCTTGGCCAACTTGGTTGGCTACCCATGGTGCAATATCATTTGCACTTGTAACATCTTCTATCTTACCTACTTCAGGCATGCCAACGGCTGCTGCTTCTAATCTATTTTTTAAAGATACAGACTTACCGTAGCCAACTAAATTATCACTGTTTAATAGTTCACCAATTACAGCAATAGAGTCTCCTGTAATCGCCTGGACATTATTAAAACTTCTTTCAAATCCTTTTGAGAACTCACTTTGCTCTGGTGGTACAGCTGCCGTAGGTGATATGTTGTCTAATCCTATGATTGATAAATCTAAACCACCAGCTTCTGGTTCGACTCCTCCAATTTGCGGTGTTGTATTGTCGAGCCCCACTATTGATAGGTCAAGCTCAGCCATTAACTTATTCCACTAAAATCTAAATCAGGTCTTTGCGCTTTAAGTAATGCAATAATTTGATCTCTTGGTAAATTATTTGCTTTTGCTAGAGTATCAATCATCTGATTTGTAACCTTTTGACCAGTACCTGAACCAGAAGTTTTGACTCCAGCTAATTCTGTTTTTTGTTCATCGTCACCAAAACCGATAAATCCTAAAATTTTACCAAACATTCCTGGTTCTTTTTTCTGGAACAAGAATCCGCTATTGACTTGGTCTATTGAGTCAAGTGCGAGCTGATTTAAACTAGGTATCTCTTCGCCTGCATTGTATGCTTTATTAGCCATCGCCTGCATGTTGTTGTAAATGCTTGTAACATACAAAGACTCTATCGAGTTTGGATCTTCTAAAGCGTCACTATCAAAAGATAAATTTGTTTTTTGTGTAATACTACTTAATATTGTAGGAGCATTTTCTTTTACACTTCCTATATTATATCTGCTTTGTTTGGTAACTTTGCCATCCTTTTTTATTTGTTCTTTTAATAAATCTATTTCACCGCTAAGAAGAACTTTAAATATCTCTCCCCTAAATTTTTGTTGTTGGGCTTTTGTTTTATATCTTTCATTTATTTCATTTCTAAGTGCATCACTTGCAACTTTAGCTGCAGCATCGAGCGGCTCACCTGGTGTCATCATTAATTGTAATCCATAGTATACAGTTTTTAATGCATCGGAATCTGGATCTTTTTGATAGCCAAGATTAAATCCTGATGCTTCTAGCGCTCTAGCAATAGCTCCACTGACACCGCTATCAGTTGTAGTGCCATCAACTATAGTTGTTCCTGTCTTATCTTTGCTAATTCCGGTTTCAGTATCTACGCCTGTTCCTTTTTCTTCTTCTTTTTCTACCTCATCTGTTTTTGCTGCGTCTTCTTCCGTTATTGTTCCAGTAGAAATTGAACTTGATTGTGATTCAAGGTTTGACTGTAAGTCATTAAGTTTATCGTTTTCCGCATTCATCAAGTCTTCAAACTTATCTTTTGTTATTTCTCCTTTTTGATACTGATCTAGAATAAAATCCATGTTCTTAGAAACTTCATCCATTTGATTTTTAATATCATTCTTTTCCGCTTGAGGTGCATTTAAATTTTCTACAACATTGTTAACAGCATCTTTAGTGCTATTGATTGCAGTTTTAACTTTATCAGCACTGTTTATTAATATTTGATTTACCAATTCAGGATTCGATTCAAGATCTTCTTTTATTTTTTGTTCTTCTTCATTTAACGATAAATAATCTGTGGCTAAAATTCTTTTGTTTCTTTCTATATTTTCACCCGCTGCTTTAAATGAATCTGAAATATTATTTATTTCATCTGTAATTATCTCAACTGGGCTTTTGATGTCACCCTCTTCATCAAAAGTTTTTTCTATAAAAGTATCTTTAATTGCAGATGCTGCATCAGATATATATGGAGCTACTGCTTCTGCCGCCGATTTAATAGGAGAAAAACTTTCTACGCCTCCCTCTTCTGTAGTCAAATTAAATCCTGTTAAAGATTGAAAAGCATCATTAAATTCTTTCACAGCTGCTTCACTTGGAGCAATGTTTGCTATAACTCCTTTAGCAAAATCTTGAGCCTCTTGAAGAGCCTGTCCTCCAGCTTCTTTTCCTGCATTAAGTGCTCTAAGTGCATTAAATAAAAGTGCCTTGTTTGTACTCTTAAATCCTTCAGTAAATGCCTCACCACCCGCCTCTGAATTAATAGAATCAAAAACATCTATAATACTCTGACTATCTTTTTCTAAACGTTCATTCAAAGGTAAATCTACATCCTCGGCAAACCTTGTTGTGTCTATGCCAAATGGAGCTATTTTTACCGTGTCTTCTTTTTCTTCTTCCGGTGCTTCAGATAAAGCTGTTATTCCAGCATCATCTGCACCAACTGGCGTGGTTGGAGCTTTTGTTTGTGCTTCTGTTGCTGCTAAAGCTGCGTCTCCTGCTGCTTGTTCAGCTATGCTTTGATCTATTAATGCTTGAAATCCATCACCTTGTGGAACTGCTCCGCTACCCATGCCGCTTATATCAAAATCTTTTCCAAATATAGTTGCCTGATTTGCTACGATCGGCACACCTAATTGCTCTGCAATGGCTTTTATTTGATCTTCTTTTTTGTCAGAAAAAGCAGCATCACCAAAATCTAATCCAGTAATGCCAGCGCTAAACCCTTGTCCCGGATTAGGAAATAATCCCTCTGATCCTACTAACTTAGCAGCCTCTAAAGCTTTTAAAAAATCTTCTGTGTTAAGAGGTGTCCCTGTATCATCAAAACCACCTCGATAAAAAGACATGATGTCATTTATTGTAGGAACATATGTGCCCGCTTGTGCACGTATAGGCTCTCTAAACATTCTTCTGTTAAGTGGATGACTTGGTTTTACTGCTCCACCGTCAGCCATGTTCATGCTCTCCATTTTAAGAAATGCAAAAGTCTCTTTTAATTCATCTATAATATCAGCCCTATCTGCTGGTGTTAAATTAGGATCATCTAACAAACCTTGTAAGGTTGATAGTTTCTCCATAAGTTGTCTTTGTTCTGATGTTAATTCCACCATACTAATTACCAAACAATCTCGATAGTCCTAGTGCACTAATTCCAAGTCCTGCTATTTGAGATAATGGATTAACTCCTGCTGAAGGGTCTTGGAGAGTTATGCTTGAATAACTAGAAGGTTGTCCCGTTAAAATATCACTAGCAAAACCAAGTCTTGTAAACGGCTCCATCTCTTGAGCTTCAGCTGTTCTTCTTGCAGCATCGAGCCCTGCTTGTTGTAACTGTTGTTGTAGTCCACCAATACCAAGAAGAGATGCTGTGTCTCTAAGTTGAGCCTGTTGTAAATCTAAACCAAGTCCTGCTTGACCTGCACCTAATGTGCCTAGTTGTTGGCCAAGAGCCCCGAACCGTGAGCCGAGAGCTCCGATGCCTGTACCAAGTTGACCTAATAATTGACCACCAGCCAGTTGTCTTCTTCTCTCTTGTTCAGCTCTGTTTACTGCATCGGCAAAACCTTGTCGTTGAAACTGTCCTATTTGTCTTAATGTGCCTTCATCTATACCTGCTTCTACTACACCTAAACGAGAGCCACCAAAAGCTCCAGCTTTTTGTGCTTGTGTAGCAGCAGTTGTCTTCATCAAATCACCTTGACGTTTTATTTCATCGGTAACTGCTTTTTGATATGGATTAAAGAAAGCATCGATGTCGCTCTGTGTAATACGACTTGCACCTGTGTCCGCTAAAACTGCTCCTCTGCCAGCCATGCCAGCCCCTTGAGTAAATAAAGGAGCTCCAGAAAGAGCGGCGCCTATACCTTGTCCAAGTGTTCCTGCAGCTTGTGTGATAAAAGGTGCGAAAGAATCGAGACCTCGACGTGCTCTTTGAAAGGCAGCAGCTTGATCACCGGTTAAACCTGCAATCTGAAACGCTGGTATCTGCCTTGCAACGCCTGCTCGACCAAACTTTCGTAAATTAAAATCTTCTTCTGATTCGATGAAATTACCTTGATCATCTTTTCTTCTCTCTGCATCAGGATCACCAAATACTGTTTTAAGAAGTTGTTCACTTCTTTCTTCTATAAATGGCGATGGTCTTACGTATGTTTCAACCATTATTTACCCCTCGATGCTGGTGATAACTTACCACCTTTTTCTAGATTAGCCATCATTTCGTACATTGGTTTAGCGCCTCCTGCATTTTTTACTGCTTTTGCTGTGACGACAAATTCGCCATTACTTAAATACGCAGGGATATCATCACTGGTACCTGTCCCTGGACCACGAAGCATGCCTCGTGCTCTTGGAGCATCTTCAGGAAAACCTCCTTCAGCCATTGCTCTAATACCTTCCATTCTCTTTAAACCATTTACGGGCTCTTGCATACCTACAATTCCACCCTGAGCTGCAAACATTGTAGGCACAATGTTTGTGCCCGCGCTGTATGCAGGAGCAAATCCTACATTAGTGATTGAATCAAACATACCTTCGCCTGGATATAACTCTGGAGCATAAGCGACTGCTTCTCCTTCTTGACCACTAAATAAATTAGGGAATATTTGAGCTATGCCCTGTAAGCCAAACAGGCCAGCTAAAATTCTTTTTTGACTAAACCCTTTGTTTGGATCTCCATCTTCTCTAAATATGTTGGTTGCTTTTTCAAAAAAACCTTGATCAGTTGCAGCCTTGGTTGCTGTTTCTGTGGCTGATGGTGCCGCTGCCGGCGCAACTCCTTGTCCCCCTGCAAGTCCATCGACCCCTGTATAAGCAGGCTGAGCACCTTGAAACAACGTGCCTAAACCACCTTCTTGAATACCTTTGAATAGTGAACTTCCTAAAGATCTGCCACCGGCTTGACGACCTAACATTGCTGCTTGTGAGCCTTTTGCAAGACCAGCCAATCCACCAGCTGTGATACCTGTTAATAATGCTTGTTTTGGATCTTGTCCGCCTATTAATCCACCAGCTGTTCCTGCTGCACCAATTAGAAACGGGCTTGCACCAGGAATAAAAGATGCTGCTATCGGTAAAATAACAGGAGCTGCTTTTTTTAATTTCTTAACTAATTTTTTTAAAAAGAATTCTGGTTGCCCTGTAACAGGGTTGATTGAATTTAAATTACTTCCTACGATATATTCTGCTGGATTAATACCTAGCTTCGCCATTGAAGCAAACACCTCATCACGAAGTTCTGGGTTTTTTTCAAAAACCTCCATGGGAATAATTGTTTCTCCCGTTGCAACGTGAGCAATAGTGTCGTCTTCAAAACGTCCTAAATTTTTTAATGCGGTTACAGCATCCTGAAAGTCAGCTAATCCGCCCTGTGGTAGCGCTAGTCTTTTCATAATCTCCTTAAAAGCATTTAATATAATGTAGCAAGAAGGCTAGACTTGTATAATTAGCCAATTTAATCCTATATTTATAGGGAAATAATTGCTATATGACAATAGATAAATCATAAGTTAGAAAGGAATAAAAATGGCAGAACAGCTCAAGCACGAATTTCAAGCATTTAGGCCCTTCGGTCCTACTATTTTTAAAGGTTCCTTACCAGAATCGTTAATAAAATTGTTAGATGATAAAGCAACAGAAATTATGGAGAGTAAAAAAATGTCAAAAGACTGGGATCATTCTATGCATCTTGCTGGTAATGTAAAACAAGAAGTTAGATATCCTCCAGCGTGGATGATATCAACTGAGTTTGCACCCATGAGTAATTCTTTAAATATGATAATACATAAATATTTAGAACATCCGCCAATGGTAAACACTATATCTCCAGATAAAGTTGAAAAAGTATTAATAACCAGTATGTGGGTCGTATCACAGTGGTCGGGTGATTTTAATCCATCACATGTTCATGATGGTGATTTGTCTGGTGTGATATATTTAAGAATACCACCAAGTTTAAAAGAAGAATATGCAAAAGAGGATCATTTCCCTTGCGTAGGAGATATTCAATGGCAGTGTGGGCAAGCTGCAACTTTTAACGGTCATACTTTTCAAGCAACGCCTAAAGTAGGAGATATCTATCTTTTTCCTTCTTGGCTGTCTCATATGGTTTATCCATTTAGAACACAAGACGAGGAGAGAAGATCTGTGTCCTTTAATGTGACTATTAAAAGAAAAAAAGAGAAAGATGAGCAACAAATCT